AGAGTCGCGCCTTGGCGATCGCTTCGAGTATCGCATCGCGGATCTCGGGCTTGATGGTCGAGCGCTCAGCGGGAACACGCACAACGCCTTTTGTTGCTCTCGTTGACGCTGTCCAGGGCAGGATGGTCACAGATGGTTGGTATGCTGGTTCCTGGCCTTGATCTGCGACTGAACAAGCATCCTGGACATCTGTCCCCAACCATTGGACCTTAATTGCGTCTGGCTTAACGATGATTCTATCGACATATCGCTCGATTAGTTCTCGGTCACCGATAGAGATTGCCTGGCCGTCGACATCGCACCGTTGAAGCTGTCGACGAACCGCCGCCACGACCATGGATTCGAGTTCAGGCGCTGGGACGCGCGCTATGGTGCCTCTCTTCGCTTTCCATCCCTGTACGACCGCCTGCGAAACATAATACCGATACCTGACGCCTTGCTTGTTTGCATGAGTGGGGCTCATCCGGTTGCCACGATCATCAAATATCCGACCTATCAAGATCGCGGGCGAACCCTTCAGCCTGTTTTTGCGGGCGACCGCTTGGGCGGCGAACTTGGCCTGGACGGCCTCGAAGTGGGCCCGCTCCAGGATCGGCTCATGCTCTCCGCAATGAACCTCACCGCGGTAAACGACCTCACCGATCAGGAATCGGTTTTTGAGCAGTTGGGCGAGCGGTCCAACACCAAACGGGATGTCGCCACGAATCTTCCCGTTGCAGAGGACTTGGCGCCGGCTGCGAATGCCTTCGCGCTCCAGATCCTGGGCTAGAGCGGTGATCGAGCCAAGTTCAAGGTAGCACCGGAAGATGGTGCGCACCGTCTCGGCCTCCTCCGGCACGATGACGATCTTTTTGTTGACGCTCGCGTAACCTAGCGGAATTGAGCCGCCGACCCAGATGCCCTTCTTCTTGGAGGCCGCGATCTTGTCGCGAACGCGCTCGCCAATGACCTCGCGTTCGAATTGGGCGAACGAGAGTAGCATGTTGAGGGTCAGGCGGCCCATGCTGCTTGTCGTGTTAAAGGACTGCGTCACTGAGACGAACGAAACGGTGTGCTCGTCGAATGCCTCCACCAGCTTGGCAAAGTCACCCAGCGCGCGCGTCAGACGGTCGACTTTATAGACCACCACGATATCGATCTTGTGGGCCCGAATGTCGGCAAGAAGAATCTGCAGGGCCGGGCGGTCGAGCGAGGCACCCGAGAGGCCGCCGTCATCGTAGTGATCGGGGATGACGCGCCAGCCCTCATGCGCCTGGCTCTTAACGTATGCCTCGCAGGCCTCCCGCTGAGCATCGAGCGAGTTGAACTCGAGGTCGAGGTTATGCTCGGTCGATTTGCGGGTGTAGATCGCGCAGCGGAAGAGTCTTGAGGGGATCGGCTTGTTTTTCATAGCCGCCCCTCGAGACTGATCCGCGACCGACGGTGCCGTACCTTGGGTTGGGGCTTAGCTTTGGCAGCATCAGCCGGGTTCTCGTTCGGCGCCACAACTGGTCCGGCGTTGCCGCGCTCGGCCGTCCGCACACCGAAAAACCGCGGCCCATTCCAGGAGGTCCCAGTAATCTCACGCGCGATCATAGACAGGCTGGGATAGGTTTTCTCACGCCATACGAATCCGTCAGACGCGACCGTCACCTCGTGTCGCTCTCCCTGGTATTCACGAATGATGAGCGTGCCCGCCTTGAGGCGACGTGGGCGGGGGGCGTCGGCCTGACGGCCCCGCGCGATCGCGTCCAAGAAGTTCTTGGTTTTGCGGTCGAGACCGCCGAACGCCTTTTCCTGGACGTGATAGGCCAGATAGCGGCCGATCAGACCCTTGGTGAAGCCAAGTGGCGGATGGGTCTGAAACGTTCGGCGCCAGAGAACAATGAGCTCATACTTGCTCATGGCCTGGATGCGGACGACCTCGGCCTCAACGGCCGAGGTGTCCACGCCGGTACCCTTTGGGCGAGCCACGGCTCAGCCCTTCGTGTTGCCGGTCGAGCGTCCGGCTTTGGCCGAGCCTGACGCGATCCGGTAGATGCGCTCGTCGCCACGCACCTCTGATACGAGGGTCAGCCCAAGCTTCTTGCGCACCACGCCGGCGAAGAAGCCACGCACCGAATGCGCTTGCCAATCAGTCGCCTTCATGATCGCTGCGATGGTAGCGCCCTGAGCGCGGCTCAGCAGTCCGATCACGATGTCCTGCTTTGACGAGCCCTTCTGATGGGCGCCGGACTTTCGGTTCGGGACCGGGCGCCCTTCCTTGGGCTTTGGTCCGGGCGGTTTGCGCCCCGGCTTGCGTTTGGTCGGGGAGTGCGCTCCGTCTACTACAGCCGGCACTGCGACGCCATTGCCGGCAGCAGGCGGGGCGACCTCACCCGCCGAGATGGTGGAGAGCCCTGTGTCGGTGACACGCAATGCGAAGGCGCCGTCATCGTCTTTGCGCCAGGCCGGCATGTCGGCCTCTGCCCGGATCTCCTCGATGAGACCGCCGTCCAGGAGTTTCGCAATGAATTTTTGGGCGACCCCGCCCTTCAGGTTCCCCGGGATCTCGGCGCATTGATCGGGCCGTTGAGATGCGCGGGAGAGGAGTATCAGTTGGGTGTCGCTAAGTTTCATGGTCTGCTCCATCGTGATGACGGCATGAGCGCCGCCACGACCGCAGCCCCGCGGAGGCCGGAGGCGCTGGCGGGGACGATGGAGTCGTTGGCTGGATCTAGGTTAACGGCCTACTCGTCACCTCTGTTTGAGCAAATCATGGCGGATGGCGGCTTGACGCCGGACGGTGGACGCAACTTGCTTGTGCTCGGCTGAGGACTCCACGGCGCAGGGCTCAATGCGACATGTTGCTGGATCACTATTCGCGCCGGCATGTCCCGATTCGTGACAAGCGCATTGCGCCCCACCAGACACGCTCCTTTCCGAACGGAAGTCCAGCTGAATCTGAGCAACTTCCTGGCTCATTTCGGTTGATCCGAAGCATGAGTGGAAGGTGTACAGGTCGGACCTCCGGCGGCAACGCTGCAGATTCGACATTCCGCCTAACAGGGCCAGAAACGTGCCAGACCAAGTCTGGCTCGTGTACCCGAAGAATCAGGTACCACCTGAACCTGGCGACAACATCAAGGTGACCTGCCCGCCGAATAGCGGACCGATTCGGCTTTCAGCCGTACCGCAAGGTCAATGCCTTTAGGCGGTGGAGCATTTACCCGAAGACCGGCCGACCGCGCCATTGTCCATCAACGTATACCATCGGGCCGAACAGGGAGCAGGTACCCATCGAGGTCGCGTCGTTCGCCCATTTGAGAAACTGCGAAACCGAATCGATCTGGTCGTCATAACGAGAGTTCGGGAATGCGAGGATTTCGCGCAGGAACTCACTGAGCCAAGGGGCTTCCGTGGGAAGGTATACCTGACCTGCCTCAAAGCGGGCGCCCTGGGCTTCCATGCGCACGAGCTTGTCCCCCATCGGCTTAACCCCGATGGGCGTGGGCACGCCAGCCACTTCGTTCGCCCTGAGCTCCTGAATGAGATGCAGACCGGGACCGCCTTGTTCGATGATGATACGATTAGGCCTGTACTCATGGGCAAGGCTGATGAGCTTATGTTTGAGCTGAGGAAACTCCAGCCGCCCGCGCCAAACATCCAGGAGGTAGTAACACCGCTTGACTATCAGCCAAGTGGTGCAAACGGACCAGTCCCGCGTTTCGCCGGTCGTGCTCGCAACATCCCAGCTTTGCACAACCTGCGCACCATCGCCGCGCGGTGGAGCGGTCTCGTACCACTTGAGCCAAGCATGCTTGATCAGGTTTCCTTCGAGCGGAACCGGCTGCTGCTGATACTGCGCAGAGAACGTGAGGGAACCCATCTCGCGCTTCATCGCTTCAAGCAATGCCAGGGGCTCGCGCGCCGGGTGTAGGACCTCGCCTTTCCTGCGTCGATGGACTGCGTGAAGGCCGGTCGGTATCTCTTCATCATTTTCAGCGATCGCCGGCAGGCACAGATGATGCCAGCCCTCCTCCCTCAACAGTCGACCAGCAAGGTCGTCCTCGTGCAACCGCTGCATGACCAGAATGATGGCGCCCGTTCGTTTGTCGTTAAGGCGCGACGTGAGTGTTGTCGCGTACCAATCGTTGAGCGCACGTCGCGCGTTTTCCGAGTGTGCATCATCTGCCTTCAAAGGATCATCGATAATGATGATATCGGCACCGCGGCCAGTAAAGGAGCCACCCACAGGCACCGCGAAACGCCCGCCACCCATTGTGGTCGTACACTCGGTCTCGGTGTCCTTGACGAGTTGCACCGACGGGAACGTGGCTCGATACCAGTCACTCGTCACGACCTTGCGAAATTCCCGTGAAAATGATGCGGCAAGCTCGTGCGAGTATGACACACAGGCAAATCGCTTGCTTGGATCATGGCCAATGGACCAAGCCACGAATGCCACGGACGTGCAGATCGATTTTAGCGACCGCGGTGGCTGCGTCACGATGAGCCGCCGGTTTTGACCACGATGGACTTGGGTCAATGCGTAGGTGATCGCGTCGACATGCCAGTTGTGTACATAGCTGTCTCCCGGTGAAACCGTGCAGAAGACCTTGGCGATGAACGCGCCCAGATCTTGACGCAAAACCGCGCGCAGAACTCTTTGCTCGCTTAAAGCAATCCCTAAACTCGTCATCTGACTCCTTGCCTGTCCGGGACCCCTCACCAGGGCTCCTATCGTCTACCTGAAGTTTTCGATGTCTTTAGTTTTCCTCGCCCGACGCGTCGCGTTCACCCTCGCCTCTGTCCTGACCCCAATCGAGGTCGGTTGCTGACCCGCTCAACACACGCGTTTTGTAGATTTCAAGCACGCAGACATCCTCGGCCGCCAAGCTGGTGGCGCCAACCGAGTCATCATCGGTGTACGTTTGCGCAAGCGCGAGAAGGCGATCAAGCGCGCGGCTGTCTCCGCGAAGCGCCTTTTCCCCCAGGCGCAGGAGCGCTGCCTGTTGCGTCGACACTTTGCGCCGTTTGCCATCGCGAGTCAGTTTGACCGGCGCATCGAGCGTGGCCTGCAGGTCGGTCTTGAAATTGCGGACGCCCTTGGGGCGGCCCTTCGGATTGCCGGATTGGCCCCGCTTGAAGCGGGTATGTGCTGGCGCCTTGCCGTACCCGACTTCGTAGTTCGCGGCATCGGCGTTGGAGCGCTGTTGCTTCCGATTCTTCATGTGTGCCTCCCCAGTCTCAGGTTCGACCGGCCCTGGGTTTGATGATGGAGGGGTCCGGTCGCGTTTCCGGGCTCGGCCGAGTTTTCGCAACCTCTTCGAGCGTGAGCCCGGTTCCCACATGCACCGGCTCAACTCGCACAAGTGCCTGAAAGCGACGCAGGGTCAGGTCCACGTAACGGGGCTCGAGCTCAACGCCAAAGCCGCGCCGACCGGCGCGTTCCGCCGCAATCAGCGTGGTGCCTGAACCCACAAATCCGTCGAGTACGACGCCGCCGCGGTTCGAGCAGTCCAGGATGGCGTCTTCCACCAGCCTGACCGGCTTCACGGTCGGATGGAGGCCAAGTGCCGTGCTGCGCTTTGCGTTGAAGGTGTTCATGCCGGGGTAGGTCCAGACGTTGCTGCGGTTACGTCCATGGCGCCCAAGCTCCACGTTGTTGATGTGCGCTTCCGTCCCCTTTTTGAAGACGGCGATCAGTTCATGTTGGCTGCGATAGAGCGATCCCATCCCGCCGTTTGTTTTTGTCCACACGCAGAAATTCTTGAGCTCGTTGTAGACGTCCCGCCCAGCGGTCAGCAGCTCAAAGAGGTGCCGCCAATCCATGCAGATGAAGTGCAGCGAGCCGGCAAGGCTGTTTGCGGCCAAGGACTGAAGCACCTGGGTCAGGAAGGCGGTGAACTCAGCCTCGCTCATCTCGCCCGAGGCCATCGGAAATTCGTCATGTTTGGCGCACCCCCGCCCCGAAACATGCCCGGCGATGGGCACGTTGTAGGGCGGGTCGGTGAACACCATTTCGGCGTGCTCACCGCCCATCAGGGTTTCGAATGAAGCAGGCTGCGTGGCGTCCGCGCAGAGCAGGCGGTGGCGACCCAGCTGCCAGAGATCCCCCAGTTGGGTGACCGGCGGTACGGATGCATCCAGCTCCGGCACCTCATCAAGATCATCGTCGTCCTCATCCAGGTCGTCGATCAACACATCAATTTCGCCCATTTCAAAGCCGGTGGCGGTCACGTCGAAATCGAGGTCCAATTCGAGGACACCCTTCAATTCGAGCGCAAGCAACTCGCGGTCCCAGCCGGCATTCTCGGCGAGCTTGTTGTCGGCGATGATGTAGGCGCGCCTCTGCGCCTCGGTCATGTCGTCGATGCAGATCGTGGGAACGCGCTCGATCCCGAGCGACCTCGCTGCCGCGAGGCGCCCGTGCCCCGCAAGAACGACTCCTTTGCCGTCGATGAGGATCGGATTGGTCCAGCCGAACGTCCTGATCGAGTCCGCGATCTGGCGCAGCTGTTTCTTCGAATGGGTGCGCGGGTTGCGGTCGTATGCCCGCAACTCAGACACCGCCACGGTCGACACCTTGAGGTCACGAATGCGCATGGCAACAATAATCCTTGGTAACGGTTGGACAATCAGCCGAGCTGCGGAGGGCACATGGTTGCCCCGCTCACAAAGAGCGGGTCGAGCGGGGTCAAAATCCTGCCGCGCACGGCTTGTTGTTACGGAAAATAGCTTTCCCGTTCTCTCGGGCGGAATCGAAACCGAGCGTGGATGGATTCAGCAGCTCGTCGAGGTCGACCTGCTGGTTTGAGGCCAGTCATCAACTCGGGCAATCGGAGCAGTAGCGGCAACAACGACATCACGCTGACGAAAAGTACAAGGTTATCAGCCATTCTTCATTCTTTGTGCTCGTAGGTTGTGTTTGGGACATATAGAGCGCAGCCATATCTTGCGCAAGACCTTGATTCAAAAGAGGAAATTTACGCTTTTTCGATAGGCTAAGTATCTGAATTATCAGACTCACCGCCGAGCAGGATGCGTCCGATCTCATGCCCAAATGCGCTGCTCAAACATGCCCCTTGCCACCTCGTGTGCAATTCTTTGCGTGTCGCCTCGTTCTGCCTCACGCGCCGAGATCAGGACCGAACACCGGCCGGATCGGGAGGCAGGGCTTGCCGTCGCGATCGCGATCTAGCGAGGCCACTACAAGCGTGTGAGAAATAAGACGCTTACCGGGTGAGTGCGTAGCGGATGGCCTCGGCGAGGGGGCCACGCGGTGGAATGCGGTGAAGCTCTGCCTCGAACCAGGTCTTCATCGCCGCGATCAGCGGCAGCGAGCTGCGCCGAGCGGCTCGCCGTGCGTCGGCAGCTTGCCCCCGTATGGCAGCCTCGATCACGTAGAGCTCGGCGATGCGGCGCAGTGCTTCTGCCGCGAGAGGCGAGCCGGTGGCCTGGTGCACCTCGTAGAACTTGCGCCGCACGTGGGAACCAACAGCCTGCGAGCTGGATCTGGCCATTGTCGCTGAGCCGGTCCGGGCGCCACCTCTGTTCCGGTGCGCGCCAGTCGACGCCATCGATCAGTAGCGAGAGCTGCCGCTTGGTGAAGAGGCACAGCCCGGTCCCGTCCCAGAATACGATCTTGATGAGGTTCGCCCTGGTGCGGCCGCGGAACACGAACAGGTGGCCTGTGAACGGATCCTGCTGCAGCACCCCCTGCACCAACATGGCGAGACCGTCGAGGCCCTTGCGCATATCGATATAGCCCAGGGCCAAATGCACCTTCATGCCCGGAGGAAGGAGTGCCGTCATGGCGCGCGCTCCTCGGCGGGTGCGTCGGTTATCTGCACGGTGACAAATGAAGGCGCCACCGCGAGCTCGTGCTTCCAGCGGAACAGGACGCGCGCAGCTATCCCATAGCTCCGTGCTATTGCGGACAAGTTCGCGCCTGGCTGGGACGCCTCAGCGACTATACGTAGCTTGTCGTCTTGTCCGAATGTGCGCCGATGAGCATCGCGGGCGGGCGGGACAATGGGTCGCGGCGGCAGGTCGGAGCTATGGACGAAAGTTGGTGACGGCATGAGGGGATAAGGCGGCGTATCGTGGGGGTGTTCGAGCCTCCACTTCTGCACCGAAGGAGTGATACGCCG